ACTGCTTTTTTAGTCATATACTTTCTCCTTTTTTATTTATAATAAATTTTATTTAAAGAAGAAGATACAAGAATCTTTATTTAAGGGATGGCGGCATGCCTAACCAAGTAGTACTTGACTAGTGATTTTTGCAAAGATATACACGGATTTATTTGTTAAATTAAATGCCGCCAATTTAAAAATATCATACCAGCTGTGCAAATTAAACAATTTTCTTTAGTGATCAATATAAATATAAATGCCACATGCCGATATATACGGAAGATGATTTACAATTTATCAATGGAGAAAAATAATGTTTAACTTAACTAAAAAATCAATGAACCACTTCTTAAACTTCTTTAACAAAGAAGATAAAGACAAAGAAGTAAAAGAATACTGCCAAGCTGAATATAAAAAAGATTGGTATGCCGCTTATATGACTTTTAAAGAAGAAGGTAAGTTTCCTAACTTTATCAGAAGAACACTATAATAAATCTTCTATCCGTCCAGCTTGAACACAAGTAAACTTTAATGTTACTGATTCAAGGTCCCTTATCTTTTGAGTTACTGCTTGATAGTATTCATTACAGCTCTGGTACGTTTCATGTATTACTTCGGATCCCATTCTAACACACTGCTGATCAACTCCTAGACCAAGACATACCCAACCTACGAGAAACCACTTCATTAGTGTAGTGTAATATGATTTCCTACGTCAAAGACAGGAAGTGTGTCTATATCTACTTGTCGCATATAAAAGTTAGCATGCTTTCCACTATCGTCAAGTAAGAATGTGACGTATTTAACATCTTCTCGATTCTTAACATCTCGAACTTCTTTCACAGGGAAATTCATATCATTATCTAAATCTTTAAAACAATCTTCATTATAGCCATGATCGTGATGTTGAAGTGACCACTGATTAATTAACTGTAATAAAGTTTTATGCGCAAAACGTATTTTCATCATTTGTTATTCCTTTCGTAATTCTAAATTATAATTCTTAAATAAACAGTATAAACCGTTAGTGTATCGTCAATGAAGTTTGATGACCGATGACCATGAGATTAGAAACATCGGGTTTGACTAATATATTCTTTACGACATTGTCCCCTAATTTTTCTTCTATTCTCTTGACAATTTGCCCTATATTTGTGTATTCAAGATCGTCATATTCTTGAAACTCAATGGATTGTATCTCGCCATCTTTATCCCAATACAATTTTACAATATAAGGAAATACACCTGTCATTTATTCGGAGCCTTTTTCAATACCTTTATTTCGAGTTGCCAACTTCTAGGAATGACAGTAATACGACTGCCAAACTCTCCTGTCTCATCGCCCACCAAAATAATTTTTTCATCATCTTCCTTAAACAGATATCCTACACTATTACATTTAGCGAGTACCGCCTTTTTTTCAATCTCTTCCCACTCATGCCACCCGGTTGACAATGCATCGAAAGCATCGAGCCAGGTGACATGAACGATATCGCACGTGTTCGCTAAATTGTAATTTTTAAATTTATCCATTTCCTAACATATATCGACTAGCTGACTTACCAGATAGTTGCGTGTTTAACGATACTCCTTCACCTGCCATACGACCTCGTTGATAAGCTGCACCATTCGTGACGTTACGTTTTGTAGTAGAACTACGAAGATGAATGCCTTGGTTTTTTAGATGATCGTTACATAAAGCTAACTCTGATTTATAAAGAGCAGGAAGATTATGTTTCGTTCCTTCGATTTGATAATCACCCGGATCTTGTCTCTCTATCTCTCGGTATTTCTCATTCACTCTAGCTGATACTTTAGAAGCGCAACCTAATTCAAAGTTTCTTCGAATACCATTTAACATACGTTTATCGCCTGCAATCGGAGCGACATGTTCCTCTCCTAGTTTCTTAATCGTGTTAATAAGATAAGAAGTCATGGACTTTGCGACCGCTATATTATGAGGTCGACCAACGTAGTTATGTTCCGTAGCTTTCTTGTAGTTCTCATCTAACACTCCTGTACTATAATAATATTTACAAAAGTAAAGACGAGCAGTAGCAGTTCGTAAACTAATCTGCCATGTTTCTCTTACCTGTTCCGTAAAAGCTTCATCAGTAATATCTTCCTGTTTTAAAGTTCCCTCTACATCTTCCATAGAGAGATTGTATTCAGCTAGATACTCCTGTGCTTTTTCCATAGCAAGCTGTGCTTCAGCTTCTGATGCACCAGAATCATTAGCCATCGCAAGTAGTTTTGCGATCTTCTTTTTAATAGAATCTTTATCCGACATTTGATTCTCCTTTCTTTATTTTAAATATATTATATACGATTAAAAGATTTTTGTCGCAATTAATTGAATTTTAAGTACAATAATCTTTCTTTCTTGTTCATTAAGTCCTCCTAGACATATAGCAGAAAGCTAGGCCTTCTCTTCGGAGAGGGCCTTTTTTATTGAATCCCAATCGGAAGCTATGGATAATTCTTTTAAATCGGTATAAATTACGCCAGAAATCAGCTTTTCAGCCATTTCTGGCCGGTATAAATAGATTTCCTTACTAACTTTAGCTAAGATATATACACGCCCTTTAAAACGAGAAAAAGAGCGATGCCAAGCGACCTGCTCAATGGATACTTTTAGTCTTACTTTCGATGTTTCCTTAACTGGCTTATCGGCGTATTTACCCTCTATCCAACCAGAAATACCATTAGGTGCGCAGTAAAAGAGATCAGGAATTCCACGCTCAACTGCCGTTTCAATCCTTTGTAAAAAGAAGTCATTAAGGTATTTCTTTGTAAGATTCCACAGATTCGCTTCACTCAATGTTACCCCAATCTTTCCCTGATTCTACGTCAACCTGGAGAGGTAGATCCAGGTCAACGCAGTTCTTCATTTCATGCACGATTTCTTTTAACTGCTCTAACCCCTTACTGTCTTGCGGTATCGAGAAATCGAGTTCATCATGAACTGTTAATAAAGGCGTCAATAGTCCTGCTTCATAGACTTTTAGCATTGCAGCTTTCGTTACGTCAGCCGCACTGCCTTGTATTAATGAGTTTAATGCTTTATGAGTATAAGCACGTCTAAGTGGTTTTCCTTTATAAATTTCTCTTGCTCGTTCTAATGGATGACCCATGCTTCCAAAATCAGTAGCATCTTCCCATAGATCGAAGTGTCGTTTACGACCGAGTAAAGTTTTTATATACCCATTCTTTGATGCGTAGTTTAACATTCTATCGTAAAGACCTCTTACGAAAGGAACACGTGTATGATACTTTCTAAAAAGTTGTTCCGCCTCTTCCGTTTCTAATCCTAACTGACTTGCTAATTTTCTTTTACCCATACCATAGAATAATCCTAAGTTAATTGTTTTCGCTTGCTTTCTTTTTATTCCTGCCATCGATGCGACCATCGTATGAAAGTCAGTTTTCTCATCAGTCTTATAAGCTGATAACGCCGTCATACTTTCTGGTAATTTTAATCTTGATGCAAAATGAACTAATAGTCTAGGCTCTTGTTGTGCGTAGTCAATACAATACCATTTCTCATTTTCTTCAGGCAAGAAAAGGCCTCGTATTAATTTAGATAGTTCTTCATCACGAGCAGGTACTTGCTGTAGGTTCGGGTTACTTGAACTAAATCTTCCTGTCACTGCTCCTCTCGCATTAAACTGACAGTGCACTCTTCCTTTTACATGTTTCTCTAAAATCATGCCATGGATAAATGTCGTGCGTAGCTTATTTAATTTCCTGACTTTTAAAACTAAACTTGATAATTCATCTTCAGCTTGATCAAGAAAGACTTGAGTAAAACTAGGTTTTCCTGTAGGAGTACGACCAAAAGGAATACTACAATTAGTATATGCTCTTCCTAAACTTTCATTCGCCCACACGTTACAATCTATTCCTGATTTTTTATTTAAAATATCCTGTGCTTCATGTTCTTGTGCCTGTAATCTTTTTGATACTATTTCAGCATTATCAAGATCAACGTTAACACCTTGTATTCTCATATCTAAAAGCATAGGAGTAAGATCAGTTTCTAGTTTTACAATATTTTCTAATTCTTGTTCTTTAATTAACTGCCATTGTTTTTTAATTATTTTTACAGGAAGTATCGCATCCTGTTCCGCATACGGTCCTACATAACTACTATGAAGGCGCCATATATTTCCTTTTACATCTTTCTTTCCGAAGTGTGCTCTTACAGCATCCGTTAATAAAGTTTCATCTTTACCATCACCGACATACTTCTTTCCTAATGCTTCTAAAGAATAATCTTTTTGATTCTCATCTATAAGATGTTCTAATAATTGAACGTCATAACACTTACCATTAACTTTAATTCCTAAGTTGTGGAGCCATTCTAAATCATATAAAGCATTCGCAAATACTTTAGGAGTATCAGTTGCAAGTAATTCTTTTAAATAATTAATAATTAAAGGTTTAGGAAGATTACCACCATCTTGATGTGCGATAGGAAAATAATAACCTTTACCATCATCTCCTGCTATACTGATTCCTGCAACATGACCATCTTTTCTGATGCTTCCAGGTCCATACTTCTTTAAGCCAGGATCAAATGTTTCTAAATCAACTCCTATTATTTTAGAGAAAGAAAGATCAGGAAGTAATGTAGGTGGAGTCCAATTGCTAGTGGGTTTGAAAAGATCCGTCAATCCTTACCCACTTTCTATCATGTCGTTCCCATAACAACCTTGCTTTTTGATCAACGTAATCTTCTTCAAAAATAATTGTCTGACAACTCGTATTTAATAATAACTTAGTACATGTCATGCAAGGAGATACTGTAACGTAACACGTATCGATTTCAAACACATTTCTACACTGAAGGAGTGCGTTCTGCTCTGCATGAACAGCTTCACATAAATCTAAATCAGTTCCTGATGGTGAGTTAGCGCCGATACAGGGTATATCGAGACAATGAGGTTGACCTGATGCCACACCATTATATCCCGTAGCAAGAACATGTTTTCTTTTATTAATTAAAACAGCACCAACTTTTCTTCTAAGACACGTACTTCTCTCTGACACGAGAAGTGCCATATCCATAAAGTATTCATCTTTAGAAGGTCTATGCGGTAAAAAACTCACTTGGATTATCTTTCCATATATTTAATTTTTCTTTTAAATCTTCAAAGCTGTTAAAGTTTTCAGGTTTAAAAGTTGGATAAGAATTACCTAAAGCGCATGAATCTATAACTTTAAATGCGCCTTCGAAGTTCTCTTTATAAAGATGTCTACTACCAGCATTATTAGTAAGCATTCCTAATTTAAGATTTTTACCATGAATTTCTCTCATTAGGAGACAGACAGATAAACCGACCATACTAAAATTAAAGTTATCGTAAGGCCAACCGAGCCATATATCATTACTTCTCATAGTAGCAATAACATATAAAGTATCTCTTCGAACTAAAAACTGTAAAGATAAAGTACAAGGAATATCTTTCGATACCGGTGGTTTTTCACGCCATATATTTATACAAGCTTGACGAGTATCTATATCGTAATTTAAAGCTTTACAAACATAAGGTAATTGATCTACGATCTTAGGGCCGTAGGCTCCGAAATAAAATACTCCGTCATCACTAAATCTTTTAATAACATTAGAGTAAGGTTTAATAGTTGATACTCGATTATCACCTGATAATATCCAGTGCGCTTCAGCGAACATAAACTTATATCCTAAATCTCTTTCTGGTATCGTAACGATAGGCGAACCCATATCGCATCTAGTCGTGTGTCCTATAATTTCTTTCGTAAACATACCACGAGGGTCTGCTCCGAATCCTCTATCTTCTACTTCATCAAGTAGATTGCGATAGACTTCATTAGCATGATTCATTGGCATTGCTTTTTTCCTTTCTATCTACTAATTCAATATCGTCTAGTTTACAATTTTTACAGTAATAAGTTCCGTCCCTCCAATAGTCATCGTAAACAAGTCTTTTAGAGCGACAACATGGACAACGTCCATCATCTGATTCGTTGTCGTAGTCATTCATAGGATAGTCCATACTTTCTCCTTTCTATGGTCTTAATCTATCTATTATTTTATCTAAAATATCTTTATCAGTAAACCGATCATATCGTATAAAGTCATCTTTATCTTTTAATGGTTGTATCTCTTTTAAGAAGTTACTAGGGCCATTATAAGTACCGTACCAATGATCGTAGTATCTTTTAACTACATTCGATATATCATGATACTCTTCATGTCTTTCTTCTCTTCTAGTTTTATGTTCTTCAATCAACCTTTCATAATCTTCTGGTACTGCCCATATATAAAAAGCTTTATATCTTTTAAGCCAATGATATATTATTTCAGGATAATAACTAGGACCAGGTGCTCTTTCATAAGAATAGATTTGCTCACTTGGCCAATGTCGATCAAGTATAACTAAATAATCTTTTGATAATCGAATCGCTCTTCTTGCAGTAGCGCAGTGCCACTTTTCCATTTCTTTATGCACTCTAAGATGCATATAGCGAGTTTTAAATAACCAATGTTCTCTTATTTTATTTATTAATGTAGTCTTACCAGCACCATCTGGACCTTCTACAATTAATATTCCGTTCATAATAAATCTATTATAAAGTTTTTTAATTCCTCTTTAGACCAGAATATATCTTCATAATCTAATAATTGTTTATTTCTATATTCTTGCATTTCACTATCGCTCATCATCTCAATTTCTCTTCTTGATTTAACTCTATCCTCAAAGAATATAGATAGTTCTGTAGGATCGCCTACTGTAATACATTGAGCATCTCTAACCATTCCATATCGTACTCTCCACCAACCACTCTTTTTTAAAGTATGATAATGAGGTGGTACTAATACTCCCCATGATTCTTGATAGATTTTATATAGTTCAGGTTCACTAATTCTTTCCTGTCCTAAATTTTTATTTCCATAAGCTTGTACAGGCCAACCGCCAGGTGTTCTTTCTAGCCAACCTGGTTTTTGTATAAGAGAAGCATAGACCCATTTTTTTTCTTTGTTTTTTATTTCTGTCAGTGCTGCCTGACTAAATAGATCGGTAGGTGCTTCCATGTAGGAATCACAAATAGGAGTAGGATCCCATGCAATTAATTCTTTCGCTTTTATACCTAATACTTCAATATTACCAGTTCTATACACTGGTGCAAGACATCTGTAAGGCCATTCTTCAAATCCCATTGTAGAACATAGGTCGTTTAGTTCTTGTTTAAAGTTAAGTGCTTGATCGTAGTATCGTTTCTTCATAGGAGCACCAGACTTTGTTTGCGTTTTCCATAAACGCCAATGGCCTTCTCTTGCAAATGTAGCGAAACCAGAAGGTACGTCTTTAGTTTGCCAATCGTCAAGAGCACAAATAGCATCGGGTCGTTTAGCTAAAGTGTACATAGCGCCATAAGTATAAGCACTTGGTAAACTATTAGGTGGAAACATAAATACAAATACATGATCGTATTCCGATACATCGTCACCAGGTATAATTGGTTTTTGAATTACTTCATGACCAGCCATTTCTAAAGCTATGGGAAGTAGATTTGCACTAGTAGCAATTCCTAATTTATTATCACCACTACCAATTCCTTTGGCAGTAAATCCAGTTATTAAGACTTTTGCCATCTTTTAATAATGCCTTTTATATCAGGTGCTTTCCAACCTTCAGGTTTAACTACGTCAAACTCAGAACGGTCACTTGCTTCTCTAACCTTTTCCATATTAGATCGTTGCACTTCTTTCCATGCTTCCTCGAAAGGAAGTCCAAGTAGCCACGCTGTTCCCATTGCTACATAGCAGATATCCACTAATGCGTCAAGAATTTCTACGTCATCTTGTCGATCTAAAGCATCAGTCAATTCAGCTATTTCTTCCATAAGAAAATCAACTCTCCAATTACCAAAATTATATCCTAATGAATTAATTCCTTTTCCTTGTTCAAATTTAAACTTTTTATGAAAATCGTCAATATCTTTATATTGGCTCATGCAAATAAATCCTCCATTTGTGGTGGCTTTGTATAATTAACCACTTGTACATCTTCTTTAGCTTGTATATTTTCATTAATAGAATTTTTAACTACTCTTGCCACGAATTCACCAACTGGTGGCATTACTGATCGTGCGATTAATGATCCCCAACCAGACGGAGGACCTGCCCATTTATAATCTTGAGGATAACCAGAGAAATGAGCCAGTTCTTTATGGCCTAGTAATCTATCTTCCGTAGGGTGAATATAAAACCCTCCTGCGATAACTCCTGCTGGTTTATTTCCTTTTAATCTCCATTTCATAAATTGAGGTCTACCTTTAACTCCTCTTCTTCCTTTTTCAGATCGTTGCCAAGTTTCAGGTGGATTTAACTTTTCCCATACAGTTCTTAACTGTTCTCCTTGACCACATTGAGAAACTAACTCAGCTTCTGTTTTAGTAAAACTATTCATATGACCAGGATCTGGTACTTCCGATAAAACTTCTTCAATCGTAGGTGCAGGGCTCCAATTTAATCGAGGAAAAACTAACCCTCCTTGATGCGCTAAGAAAAAGAATCTTCTTCTACTATGATTTAAATTTGTATATTGACCGTCAACTAAAAAATGTGTAACTTTATATCCCATTTGTAAAGCTTTATTTGTAAAATCTTCAATCATAGGACGGCCGCCTGTTTCTGCGTAAACTCTAGGAACAGATTCAATCGCTAAAGCTTTAGGTTGTAGATCGTTTAAAAGGGAAAAGACATGAGACCATGCTTCAATGCGAGGATCATCTCGCCAGTCTAAATCTTTACGACCGCCTGTTCCTAGTGTAGACCAAGGAGCACAAGGAGGATTACCATAAACGAAATCGACTTGACCCTTGTATTTACTAACAGGCCAGTTAGAGGGACCACTGAATACTGGTATATTAGGTCGATTAAGAGCAAATGTATCTGCTCCATAAGCACCATCACCTTCAAAGTGAGCAAGAACGTTAAAGTGCTTTTCAACTCCAAGAGTAAATCCACCCGCAAAGATATGACTTCCGATTGCGTTCATAGGAATATGTATAGAATCGTGCTCCTTTCTAGTTTTTTATATTAATAATTTTTTCAAAAAATAAAACAAAAGTTTTCATTAAATTGGGTAACTGTATAATCCTTGAGGATTAACTATAAATAAATTATTTTTTGCTCTTGTAATTCCTACATAAAATACTCTATGTTCATCATCAGATTGTTCATTAATATTTTTCCATGTCGCATACGATACATCTGTAAGAAGCATTACATTTTCAGCTTCAGCACCTTTACTTCCATGTATGGTACTTAATCGTATTCTCGGTTCATTATAAAATAAATCACCAGTCTTTTCTAAAGCTTGATAATAATACTTATCTTCATCAGGAATCATTCCTAGTATATCTTCCCATTTTCCTTCTGCAGTAAGACCATGATTTTCTTTTAATTCTTTATATGTATAAGTTTTTTCTTGATCTAACGAATTACAGTTTTTATATCCTCTTGTAATTCCTTCACCCGTTCTAATACAACTATATAATTTTGTAATCGAATCATAAGGCACTTCCTTGCCTTCTACTAAATCTAACCAAGTTCTAATCGCAACGACATGTTTATTCGCTTTAAATCCACCAAATTTTCTTTCAAATACATATCCTTTTTGCTTTAGATATTTTTCAATCGGATATAACTGATAATTATTTCTAGCTAAGATCAACCAACTTCCTTGAGACATATCTGCATATTCATATGATTCAATATAATTTACTGATCCCTGTTCCTCTGAACTAGACCAATCTTTATCGTATCTATTCATAATTCTTTTTGTAACTTGATTCGCTAAATCAAAAACACGTTTCTTTAATCGATAAGTAAACGGCAGTATTCGAATCTCACCATCAAGATTTAAAAAAGTATCTACGTCAGCTCCTGCCCATTTATAGATTGCTTGATCATCATCTCCTGCTATATAAATAGTTTTAACGGATTGAGATAACTTATCAATTACTTTCCATTGTAGTTTTGTTAAGTCTTGTGCTTCATCAACAAATAAAATATCAATATCAGGAGTGTATTCAGATTCTAAAAAAGAACTTAACATATCAGTAAAGTCAAGAAGGTTTCTTTTTAATTTAAAATCAACTAATGTATCGGAAAATAATTTCTGCTCTTCCCATGAATAATCACATTTTAATTCTCTCCATGTATCTTGAAGAGGGCACATCTTTGCCCTAGCTAACTGATCGCAAAATAACATACGATCTCCTAAACTTGCTCCACTATTAACTATCTGTTCTTCATCTACATCACCTGTCATATCGATTCGTAGAATCTTTTTAAATTCAGTGACGTGACTTCCTTTAAATATTCTTTCGCTATTAAGACCTAATGATCTAAAACATAAACTATGAAGTGTTCTAAAATAATCTAATTGATCTTTATCAATCTCTTTGAATTTTTCTAATGTTCTATCTCTCGCTTCTTTAATCGCTCTGCGTGTAAATGATACAAATCCAATACGTTCTGGTGCTATACCACTTTCTATTTCTTCTTCTAGAATATTTAATAATGTAGTGGTTTTACCCGTACCAGGTGGCCCTAGTATTATTTTAGTTTTATCCTTCGATAGCATTTCTAAAGTACTCTATCGTGCTATCTAATCCTTGGTTTAAATTTATTTTAGGAGTCCAACCTAAATATTCTTCAATCTTTTTTATATTAGGTTTTCTATGCATTGGATCGTCTGGTGAAGGCGCATCGTTTTTCCAACCAGGTGCGTCAGTCTTTTCAGCTATTACTTCTGCTATTTCTAATATGGAATAACGATCAGGATTTCCTACATTAAATATTTCTTTAAATCCACTTTCACAGATTCGAATCAAACCTTCTATTGTATCATCAACATAGCAGAATGATCTAGATTGAAAACCTCCGCCATATATGATAAGATGATTGCCTTTTAAACCTTCCGTAATAAAGTTAGATATAACCCTACCATCATTAATCGCCATATAAGGGCCATAAGTATTAAATATTCTCGCTATTGATATATTTGCATCTAATTTTCTAATTGATTCATAAATTAAAGCTTCAGCAACTCTTTTACCTTCATCATAACAAGCACGAGGACCATAAGAATTTACATTTCCCCAATACGTTTCTTCCTGTTCTTCTACTTGAGGATCACCATATACTTCACTTGTTGAAGCATGAAGCATTCTAACTTTTCCTTGTTCCATTGAATATTGAATAACATTCTTCGTTCCATTATAGCATACCTCTAAAGTAGAAAATGGATGTGCTTTATAATGATCTGGTGATGCAGGACATGCTAAGTTATAAATATAATGAATACCTTTTCTATTATGATCTCTTAATAGCATAGATAAATCTTCTTTTATTATATTTGCTTCATAGAAACTGTAATTCTCATGATCTAAAATATTAGACTCACTTCCTGTTAAATGATTATCTATACCAATAACATAGTATCCTCGTTCTAATAAAGTTTCACATAGATTTCTTCCTAGAAATCCTGTGGCTCCTGTTACAACTACTCTTTTCATTTTTCTGCCATTCTCCTAATAATGTTCATTTGTTTATCGGAGATCATAACTTTCTCTTTGTACTTCTCTATTCTTTCTTCTTGATCTTTGAGAAAATTACTCTCCCATTCGCTTATATTATCTCTATTTATAGAAGAAATTAAACCAGTTAATTCTTCATAATCGTCATTATTCATTACTTTTAACAACTTTTTAGGAAGTTGTCGTGGTTCTTTTAATTCAATTCCTTGATTTTTTAAATGAAAATAGATAATTCTACATACTTGAACGTCAACTAAAGCATCGTGCCAATCGAAATATCCTACATTAAAAAAGTGTTCATACGTTTCAATTAATTTAGGAAACTTATAATCATCAAAATCACTTTCTAATTTTAAAATATCTTTCGTGCTCATCATAGTACAGTGTAAGTCTTTTGGTTGTCTAAAAGGTTTTTTAAGGTAATGAAAATCTCTTGCAATTATTTGCAAGTCAAAAGCTAAGTTATGAGCCACCAATGTATGCGCTGAAGCTGCCATAGAATTAAAAACAGAAAGGGCACTAATAAGAGGTACGCCATAATTAGTTGCTTTCTCATTGGAGATTCCATGTATTTCTTCAGCATCTTTAGGTATCGTCCAACCTTCTGGTTGAATAAGCATTGAGTATTGATTAACAACTTTTTCATTATTATCTACTAACTGTGCAGCTATTTGTACTAAGTGTGGTTGATTTAAATCAGTAGCCTCTAGATCACGGCGCCACAAGCCGTTTGTTTCTGTGTCAAAAAATAAATACAAAACATTTCCTTTCTTATTCTAGACATTCACATTCGTTAATATCTAATTGACAAACAGGGCAGATATTAGGATCCAATACCCCAATATCGAGAGTGTTCATCTTCTTTATTTCTTTTTAGTTTTTTTAGAAGATGCTTGAGCCTTTTTAAAAGCTTCTTTAGTAGGCGCACCTTTTGCTCCTTTCTTTCGCATCTTTTCTCCACGCTTTCTTTTAGCATGAATATTTGCCCACAAACCTTTTTTCATTTCATAATCCTTAGTGATACTCCTGATACTGCTACAACAGCATCTTTTTTAGGTTCACAATTTTTACAATTACAATTTGCACATTCGCACATGCAACTTGAATCTTTATGGCAAGGACAGCCACATCTATTGCATTTTTCCATTAGAAAGTTATATCGTCAATTTGAGGCTTTGTAAATTCTTCTTCTTGTCTTTCAAATTTAGCCATAGACCATAGATTTACGTGCTTTCCTTTAATTTTTTTAGTTAGATGTTCAGCGCCAAATTCTTTTAAATGAGCAGTTACTTCGTGGAGTTTAAATTCTTTGAATCTATGTTTCTCAAGAAATTCCATAAAATCATTAATTCTAAACATAGTAGTACTATCTACTGTAACAGCGTGACCTCGTAAAATATCTTCTACTATATCAGAAGAAGTAGAGCCGGTGCAAAATCTTTCACAAAGTTCTAGTAATCTTCCTTTATTTGAACTATCAGAATTAACTTCAACAATCTCCATTTTTTCCATTAATTCATTAATCGTTTCAAGCCATAATGGTTGTGCTACAATAGGCATTAAAGTATTCATATTTTCAAATACAACTCTTTGGAAATTTTTTTGATTAATAATTTCTAAACTATCGATCGGTCCAATTCTATGATCGTTTACTGTAACAAAATAAGTTGGAGGATCAGTATTAATCTTAGTAATTCCACTAATAGCAGGAAGATTTCCATGGTCACTTATACCAAATTTACAAGTTAGACAAACTGGTTTATTACAGAAAGCATTAATAGGTTGCTCTGAACACATATAATTGTAATCTTTTTTCTCTAATGATTTAATAACTGTTTGAACTTCTTTTGATCTTAATGGAGGTTCTATATATTTATGATTATATTCTTCAATCTTTACTTCCCATTCGTCAGGATGTGCTTTCTTTAAATATACTCCAATGTTATATAAAGAATTATTTCTAGTACCTTCTGGTATACCATTCTGTAATAAATACTTTAAACAAGGTGGACCATCAGGTAATAGTTTCTTATCTTGTTCTTTTAATTGCGGAATTTTAATTTCATCAACACTATCAATCTTTCGAATGTCAGCTAATTTAATGAAATCTTCTGGATTAGTAATATGCTCTCCATTATAGATAGCATATCGTGTAGTTCTTTTGCCACCAAAATAGGGCATATTAATCCAATTTCCTACATCACCACGATCAGTAACTAGTTTTATTTGTTTAGGAAATATTTCAGCACTAGGTTTTCCTAAAGCTGATGTAATTTCTCTTAATTTAGTAACTACTAATTTAGCAGATATTGCTTTTTTGAAGAATACATATAGATGTATTCCACCAGATTTTGTTAGACAAGGTATAAAAGGGGATGTTCCTAGGCTCTTTGATAATGTATCTACGTCTAAATCGTATTCATCAATATCAATCGCTCCCCATAAAACTTTTGCATCATCACGAATAGGGACTACACCAAGGCCTTGCGTTCCTTCAAGGTGTAGTTCCCACTGCTGTAACGTTAGCTTTTCAGCTATTGTTCTTGCTGTACCAGACCGCTTTACGCCAGATTGATCTGTATCTAAATCATATCTGCCGTAAGCACGGTCTAAACCACTAAATAAATTATAAAAATCCTGCGCTAGCATTAGAATGGTATATCTTCACCATCTACTGCTGCAGCTTTTTTCTCACCTCTTTTAATAGATTCTGATAAAGCTTTCGCATCTTTATATAGTTGAGTGTTAGTAATTGGACTTGGATCACCTACATTATAGACAAACCAGGTTCCTTTATCATTATCTTTTTCTCTTGTAGAGATTTCCCAAGCATAATAAAATGTCGGAGGTTCGATCATTTTACCATTTACTACTTCTTTTTGTAGCTTCATTCTAGTCAACCAGTTTCTAGAAACGGATAAAAGAGACCCTGTCATTGACATTACAGCAGGTTCGTAAGAACCATCTTCATGTACGACCATAACGTAATGATCAGCTGTATCAGCAACTTCATTTCCATTAGGAAGTACAAAGCGACCACTATCGTTTTTCATTAGATCGGAAGGTCTATTATCGTGTGTTTGAACTAATCCACCACCTTTTTCTCTAGGAACCCATTCTACATAAGATTTCATAAACTCACATGGAACGACTTTAAAGACACCTGTATATAGTTTTTTAGTTACTGTATTAAAGACGTGCCCTTCTTCAGCACCTTCTATATACTTGTCATCTTTCTTTTTCCTTTGAGGACTTCCTGATTGAACAATCGCCAATCTTGGAATACTCATATCTTCAGTTCTTACATTCTGAAGTCCTTTACCAGCATCAGCGAGAATTTGATCTGCTAATTCAGCTAGTACTACATTTGTTGTTTCTTTTTTAACAACTTGCTTTTCTTCTGACATATCGTTATTTTTCTCCTTTCGATAATTTTACTTTCGCTAAAGGTGTTTCATACCAATTAAATAATTCTTCTGGTATATCTTCACCTTTATTTCGAAGGTCTTTAAAAGTAGCTTTTAAAGTTTGAGGATGTACGGAAGCTTTTTCGTCATAACTATTCTGACCATTTTCTTTCAATACTCCTTTAATCCTTTCAGCTTCCTCATGTTCACCACGAGCAAACGATATAGTTATATCATGTTTAATGATATCTCCTAAACCGTTATCGTCAAGCCATTGTAAGGCTTGTATTCGTTTATCTTCTTTAATACTAGCAAATAATTCATCTTTAATAGCAATTTCCGTGCCATCATCCATTACAAATTTACTAATATTTAAAGACGCCATTACATCTGGTATTTCTTTTTCTCTAACATCTTTAATTTCTTCATATGTTTGACTAGCTAAAGTTTTATACTCAGCATACTGACGTTCTTTTTCTACGAGTTTACGACAAACTAAATTTAGTTTTCCTAATTTTTCATCTGTCGGTATTTCTCGTTGTTGTTTAGCATCTTCTTCAAGACTACTAAATATTTCAGTTGACATTGTCTTTCTCCTTTCTTCCGAATAAGTCAATTGATACTGAATAGTAAGCTTTCGTTTGCTTATCCCATTTCAGTAATTTCATATAGCCATTATTAATCTCACCGGCTACCATGGCCGTTATAGCGATTGCAGCCGGATCACCCATAGCTAATATGTAATCATCATCAGTAAAGTTTTTTAACTTCTTCCGTACAGCGTTCACTGCTAGGTTAGATGAAAATACAATTTGACTTCCGAAAGGAAAGATAACATCTAGTTCACCGAATCTAGCGGCAGGTAAAACATTCACCGATGGATTCTCTTGTACTATAAATACTCTCGAACTCATTTGTTTCTCCTTTCTTATTTTTTCGATATAGTATAAAATAATTTAATAAAGTATACAGAAAGAATTATAAAATGACGCAAGTATCTTTTAGTGATAATGAATTCATAGATTATAAATATAAGACGAAGCCATTTAAACATCAATGGGACGTATTTAAAACTTCTCGTGATGAAGAATATTATGCTCTTTTCATGGAGCAAGGAACAGGTAAATCAAAAATTATTGTTGATAATATAACTTATCTTGCAAGAAAAGGCAGTATAGATAGCGCAATTATTGTAGCACCAAAAGGTGTCTATCGAAATTGGTTAAAGCAAGAAATACCAATTCATATGCCTGATGATGTTCTTGATTCTATCTACATGGAATTATGGAACCCTGTGGAAACGAAAAAGAATATTGAACGATTAACGGAGTTTATGAAAGCTAATCATAATGGACTTAAAATATTCATTATTAATATAGAAGCTTTTAGTACTCTTAAAGGACTTCATTACACACAACGTTTTCTTAACGTTCACAAATCAATGGTCGTGATTGATGAATCATCAACAATAAAGCATAAGACTGCTCGAAGAACTAAGAATTTATTAAAGCTTGCGAATATGGCAAAGTATCGTAGAATCTTAACAGGAACACCTGTAACAGCAGGGCCAATCGATATCTATACTCAGATGTCTTTTCTTTCAGATAATATTTTACAATCTTCTTTCTATGGATTCCGTAATCGTTATTGTGTTTTACGAAGAAGAACTGTTAATATGAGAAGTTTTGATGAGATAGTTGACTATCAAAACTTAGATGAACTACAAGATATAATTAAACCTTTTTCATATCGTGTAACGAAAGACGAATGTTTAGATTTACCTGATAAAATATATATCAAACGAGAAATTGAAATGACTCCGAAACAACAGAAAGTTTACGATATCTTAAAGAAAAAAGCATTTATTGAATTATCGGAAGAAAAATCTGTAACAGCTCCTCTCGTTATTACTCGATTATTAAGACTACAACAAATAATGTGTGGATTTGTAAAATACGATGACGGAAGAGAAGAAGAAATTGATAAAGTAAATCCTAGAATAACTGAACTATTACAAGTTCTCGAAGAGACAGAAGGTCAAGTTATTATCTGGTCTAACTATACACGATCTATTCACGATATAGAAAGAGCAATTAAAAAACATTTAACTAATAAAACTTGTGCTACTTATTATGGCGATACTAAATCAGAAGATAGGCAGGAAATAGTTACACAATTTCAAGCTGGTGAAATAGATTACTTTATAGGACAGCCTAGAACGGGTGGCTATGGATTAACTTTAACTAACGCAAAGACAGTTATTTATTATGCGAATAGCTATGATTTAGAAGTACGATTACAGTCGGAAGATAGACCTCATAGAATTGGCCAAACTAATAAAGTTACTTATATTGATTTTGTTACTCCTAAAACTATTGATGAAAAAATATTCGAAGCTTTAAGAAATAAAAAATCTTTAGCAGACAGTATTACGGGGGATAATTGGAAAGAGTGGATTTAAACTGTGATATCAGGATTATTTATAACATATAAAATACTAATAGACGCAGATACATTAAAACTTACAGAAGCTGAACTAGATACAGCTCTAAACTCTATATCTGTTTTCTCGGTTAATTTAATTGGAAAACTATACATCTGTAGATGATTTCCGTCTGTTAGTACAATTATTTCTTGTGTATTAAATACTCCACCGTATGGTCTTGCTACTAACAAAGTTTTTAAAACAGCAGGAGTATTTGAACCATTCCCTGTTGATATGTTTGTTTGATGAATATAAGCAGTGTAGTTAGCTGGTACAGTCCAAAAAGCTTGAAGTGTTTGATTAGTTCCGTCTCCATTAATTGTAGTGTAAATATTTGCAGGTACACCTGTCGTCACTGTTCCTGTTCCTACATAAATAATTCCTGCGTTTGCCTCGCCACTTCCTGCGGTTAAAACTATTGCTCTGTTTACTCGTAGAAATGAATTAGTAGTCGTAACAGCCGTTTGACCATTCATAGTTATTGTTTCAGAAATTTCATTATAATCTCCGTCTAATCCAGAAATTAAAACTGTTCTTGCACCTGTTCCTGCTGACGTATCATTTACATCTGAACTTGATACTGTCATGGTAGTTGCACTTGGTGGGTAAGAATATAGGCCTCCTTGTGACCAAATAGTTTCTACACTATCTCCAACAACTGCATTTTGTCCAAACTTATAAACATGTTTATGATAAGCGATTTGATTTCTCGATACTTGTAATTCAAACGGTTCAGTTTGACCTGTTCTTGATATTGATGATACAGTGTTCCCCATTATCTACCTTGGCCTCGGTAAACTTTAAAATTACGTCTTTTACTTTTATTCATTGTTGACCAACTAATTCGACCATCGCCTATCGTAGTCTTTTTAACTACGTGTTCGATTGCGTTATTAGATACTTGTTTTTTAGCCATTAAAATTCTTTTGCAGTCTTAATTAAGAATTCTTCTATCCACATAGTTCTATCGTCCATTCGCATTATCTTTTCTTTGATAACAGCTATATCCGTGTGCATTTGCATAATCATATCTGCTTTCTTTTCTACCGCATCTAATCGTTGAGAAAACATACCCCAAGAGATACCAATACTACATATGATTGCTACATATGGTAGTATTAGTTTGAGGTCTATTTGGTTCATTTAATTGCACTCATATTATTCAAAGGGTTATTTAAAGCTTTATTTAGTTCTAATTGTAACTCATTTTTTATGTCTTTTAAATCATTTTTCATTATTTTTTAAATTTTTTAATCGCAAGATCAGTTACTTTCAATCCAAATGAACTAGCTATTGCAGCCATTAACGCCCATATATACCAATCGGGTAGTTCATCTAACGCCATAAAACCTTCTTTTAATTTAGTTATCCATTCAGGTTTATTAGCGAATATAGAAATAAAGACTATTAAAAGAGGGATCGACAAAATGACTGTAAACCATTCATCTCGCCATGAATCTCCCATACTTTTTTGCGCTTGAATAGCATACTCCAATTCACCTTCTGCCATCTTTTTAATATGTGTTTGCTCAGCTTGAGCAAGTAATTTTTTAGTTTCAGTTTTAGTTTTAATAACATCGACTGCTCCTTTCGCTACAGTTCCTAATAACGACCAAATCATTATGCTTCCCTCACTATATCTGCTAGACTATTTGCTCTCTTTGGTGTTTGATTTGCCCACCGACTGTCTAGCATTTCATCAGCAGCAGTAACATAATCTTTATCTTCTAAAGCGGACTTAAATTTTTTAAAGCCACAAAGGCGAGGATATCCGAGCTGAAAACACATTTCGATAATTACTCCAAATATATCCTCTGGGTGTTCATCTGGATCAATAAATTTTTCAGCATCTAGAACAGCGGTTGCAAAATCTTTTTCAAAATATTCCATAACTACATCATCTGAATATTCTATACCTTCTTCTAAATCATCTGAATCAAGTACGAGGTGTCCTACACCAAAAGTTTTTAAGCCTAGAGAATCTTTATATATTTTATTAATTTTGCCTTCGTGCTTAATAATACGTTCTTTAATCGCTTCCAAAATAACACTCTCCGTTTTCTTGTACGAAAAGTAACTTTACACTATATTGTTTTTGTTTGCTAGAAGGTTTTCTGTATATTTTTTGTCCATTCTTCTTTCTAAATGTCTCACTTTTAATATCTATTCCTATAAGTTTTTTGCCGTCAAATATAACAACGTCAATAAAACCAGTAACATGAACGTTTTTAAAAACATGATAACCTTGCTTCAATAACCATGAAATACCAGCATATTCTGCTGATGTTCCTTTGACAACTTTACTGATTCGGAATCGTGTATCCAGATTGTCCTGCTCGATCTGTCAAAGATTTTAAAGCATCAGAACCTTGAGTATATATTTCTGTTGCGTATGGTGAAGCTTTTAATGCTGTTTCTCCCATAAACATACCAGCTTGTTCCATTATTGACGCTTCATCACTATCTGGTCGTACCAGCAATTCTTGAGTTCCTGCAGCAGATGCCCAACGTTGCATATCAGTTGGACTATTAAAAATAGATTTCGCTCTTTTAATAAATTCATCAACATCAGCTAAAGCTGCACCTGATCCTTTGTATCCGTATAGTCTAATAAAATTAGTAATACCTCGAATTAATGTTCTTTTTCTATCTAATTGTCCAAGAAATATATTTTTTAATGCGTCAGCAGTTACGTTACTTCCTACTCTATTACCTTGCTTTATAACATAATCATAAGGTTCTAATGCTTTAGCTACATTGTTTAATCTAGTCATAAATCCATTTCCAAATAAAGCTTCATAGATTGCTCTATTTTCACCTTTCAATAAATTATAAATAGCACTAGAAGAATACATATCTCCACCCGTAAGAGTATCAGGTTTAGTAATTTGTTTATAAAGTTTACCCATAAAATATTGTTTAATATCTTTTTCTAAATTTTTAGCTAAACCTTTTTGACCTGCATTACTTAAGTTTTCTAAAAGTTCTTTTACAGCACCTGGACTTTTTTCTAAATATCTAGTTATTGTATAAATATCAGCATTAGCTAAATCTCCTAAATTTCCCTTAGATAAATCTTTTGTAAGGTCAGCTAGTTTCTTTTGAGATATATCGTATTCTTTAACTGCTTTAGTTGTATTTTTTAATAAAGATTGAGTATCTTTTTCTAGAAATGAAACAGCTAATTGATTATTTTGTAACCACTCACTTGCTAATTTAGTTAATTTTGCTGGATCAGTAATCGTTCTATTATTAGTTACTTCATTTATATATTTTTTAAGAATGTAGTTTTGAACTAGTTCTTTTTCACCTTGAAGAGCTGTATTGTTTCCTATAATAGAAAATAATTCTTTTGCAGCAATTTCATCTTTTAAAATATTATCAAACACATTTTTATCTGATATTTCTAATCCTCTTTTAGTACTTGAAAATAATTTCTTAATAGCTGTCATGTTATATTCTTGACGTAAATTTTTTAAATTAGTTAAACTTTCTTTAATTTTAAGATAGTCAACTGGATCTAAATTCTTTTTTAAACCATCGTCTAATGCATTTCTAAGATTTGAAGCTATACGAGATATCTTACCTGAATCTGCAGCTCCGCCTACTAGTCTTGCCGCTTCATCATCTACTAATCTATTTAATCCATTCAACATTGACATTGCTTGTTGAAAAGTTAAACTTTTAGCTGGTGAAATTCCTCTTGCTCCTTCTGCTCGTACTCCTGATGTTGATTCTAATATTTGATTAATAAGTTTAACTGTTCCTGCATCTGCATCGATTAATGAATCATTTAAAATTTTTCGAAGATCATATAAATCTCTTCTAAATAAACCTGTATTTATAAAAGGTTTATTGCCTCCACCGGGTATAGTTTTTAAAATAGTTTTAATAGTATTGTCATATATTTCTTTTTGAGCGTTAAAAGCATCTTTATTAGCTTTAGCTATATTTTCTACTTGATCAGTTGTAACAGTTCCACCTTTCCCTGCTTTAGCTTCTATTACATCTAAAAAAGTATTTAATTTATTTAAATCAAAAGCAACATCTTTTTCAGCCCCACCTAAAATAGTATTTTTTACTACTTTAGCACCGCCTTGAGTTTTAGTTCCTATTTCTCCAATAGATTGAATCGTTCCTGTAGGAGTTACTCCTGTTTGATTTGATAAATAAGTATCAACAGCATCACCTGTTTCTTTAATATTATTAGAAACTGTATCTAAATATTTTTTAGAAGCTGACGGAAAGTTTTTTAAATAAGATAAAACTGATTCAATTTCACTATCTGTTAAATATTGATTGAGTGTATATTTAATTTGAGAAGCATCTTTACCAACTAATTCTTGAAGTTCAGCATTAATCTGATCTCTTGCTATATTAGTCGGTCTTGTTCCTGCTTTCTCTACTGTTTCTTTAGTAGCTATATCAGTAAGTTGTCCCGGTAATCTTTTGCCAACAGTTGTTGATCCAATAGCCAATATACCATCAAAAACCTTTTTCATTATAGGAGTCATGACCATAGATGAAATACCAGCGAAAGCTGCATCATCTTTTACTTGATCAAATAACTCTTGAAAATCAGCATATGAATAATCTTCACCGTTCATTTTAGCTAATGTATAATCAGCAACTCCTTGAACAACTAATTCTCCAACAACTGATCCAAATCCTGCTCCTACTACAGCTCCAACAGGTCCTCCAACTTTCATTCCTAATGCTATTCCTGCTGCATCAGCTACAATAACCGGAAGTTCTCTAGTTATAACAGCTCCTAATTCAGTTCCTGTTAATCCTGGTTTATTAGCTATTCTAAATCCTTGATCTCCTACTTTAAATATAATAGGATCATATCCTGTTTCTTTATAGTCAGCTGTCATTGTTTTTACAAAGTCAGGGACTGAATCGCCTAACTCACTAGCTTTTCCTACAAAAACATCTTGCTCTGGATTTTTAGCAATTAGATATGATCTAAGATTATCCATTTTTTGTTGATCATCTCCGCCACCTGCTTCCATAACTAAACGAGGAAGAAAATCTAACTCATCTAAATTAATACCTGCTTGTTTTAATCGAGTAGTTTTACTTGGAACAAAATTAGCAAAGATTTCATTTAATTCTTCATTACTTAGTTCTGTAGTAGGTTGACCCATTTCTGCAGCACTTATTTCACCTTTACCCACATCTACTGATCCAAGTTTTTCTTCTTTAGCTTTTTGAATTACTTCTGCTATTTCTTTAGACCAATCTAAATTTCCTTCCGAAATAAGATTAGGATTAAATCCTGCAGCTTCTAAAGCAGATTCACTTCCACCAATAGCTATTTCTTCTGAAGTTGAAATAGGAATGTTATTAGGTCTATCTTTTTCAATTTCATTATCAAGAAATTGATTTAGTTCATCATTAGATAAGTTTTGAAAAGTTTTACTTGGCATTACCAATAGTCCTATTATAAATATCTATGTATTGATCTTCAAAAGCATAATCTTCTTGATTCATTACATAACCAGGGTATCGTTCTGCAAATTGAGCTTGTTTTTGAGTATCACTAAGATTTGTAATAGCGTTTAATTGATTTTCAAATTTTTGCATATTAGCAATAAATCTTTTAATTTGTGAATTTACTATTTGATTATTATTATCAAATACTAATTCAATTGGTTTTTTATCATTATTAAATATTAAGCTATTACTATTTGCTTCAAATTTTTGAACTGATGATAATAAATCTTCATTATCTTTATAATTAGATGTAGTAAGATAAGCTATTGGAGTAAAATCTTCTTCACTTATAAATTTACCTTGTTTTTCTGAATAAGTTCCTTTTTTAGATTTAGAGAAACCTAACTCTGATGGATCTAAATTTCCATATAAATCTTTTACTTTTTGATTAGCATAAGCGATTGCATAATCATTAGCATTTTGATATTTTTTATCTCCGATAGTTAGTCCACCGTCAAAACTAACAGCATAGTTTGATGTTCCTAGTTCATATTTATCTCTATTAGCTGCATCTTTGTCAGCTGACATAAATAATTTATGACCTTCATCTAAGAATTTAGCATATTGAGTAGTTGCTTTTTCAAAAGATAAAGCTTTTAATGCAAATTGTCCTTCTTGACCGTAATTAGCAAATGAATCTGAAATTAATCTAATATCCGTATCTGATACGGGATAAACTTCTTTTACAACGCCTAAAGTCTTTTGAATAGTCGCTTTATCAAATTCTTTCAAAGGTTCAATTTGAGAATAAGTTAAACCAGTTATATCTGGTCCATTAATTTTAAGGTATAAATCTTCTGGTAATACTGCTTTAAAGAAATTAACTAAAGGTTTGAATTTTTCTGTTTTAGCTCCAAAAGAAGATAAAATCTCAGGATTTTCTCTTAATGTTGAAAACTGTCTATCAATTTGGCTTTCATTTTTAATTGCTCCTACAATAGATGGTGCGTATTGTTCATTCCATATATCTTGAACAGCATTACTTCTTTTATCAAGCTCTTCATATATATCGCTTCCTTTTAAAGCACCAGCTAATGTCTCTGCAGCACTTTTAGCTTTATCTGGAGCAAACTGACTATACACAAATCCATTTGTATTAGGATCAAAATATCCAACAGCAGTTCCTGTTGTTCCTATTGAATATCCCATTTTAGTTGCAAAATCATTTTCTAGAACTGTATAAGGGACTTCCACTGGTCTAGTTGAAGCTGATTTAGTTGCTGTATTTCCATATCGAAGATTAGCGATTCTGGCATCAGCTAATTGTTGACGAGTTGTATTAAAAGCATTGGCAACTTTAGCTAGTGGAGAACTAAAACTAGGAGTACCAGAAGCTTCAATTAAATTCATAGAAAATTGAGTTACAGGATTTTGTAAATATTCAGAAAAGAAATCACTGCCAGATTTAGGCGCAAAAGCATATTCTCCTGACATTGGATTTACACCAAGTTCATAGCCTCCTGTAAATAATTCAGATATTTTAGTAGGAAGATCACTGATTCTTTGTCCTATTGTTTTATCTTCTAATCCAAATGCTCTTTCTAAAGCTATTCTTCTTTTATTATTGACAAGTCCAGCATCTACCATATAGTCAACTATTCCTTGAAACTGTTCTCTATCGTTTAAATTTTTTTCAACTCCACTAATTAAATCTTCTCTAACTTTATTAAAAGCTGAATCTTTAGAATAATTCATTTTTGTAGGATCAACTACCGGCTCTTCCGAAGTAGTATCTTGTTGTGTTTTACTTTCGTTATTTATTACAAGTCTAGCTTGATTAAGAAACTCTTCTTCTCCGCCATATTTTTCAAATATTTTATTTTCTTCTGCTTCATAAGCACCAGGAACTCCACCTTCTTTTTTATCAAAAATAGATTTAAGATATTCTAAATCTTTTCTCGGATCTAATTCCAATGCCATATTAGTTTATTTTTTTAAAATCTACGTCAATCTTTCCGTAATCTACCGCTAGGTATCCATTAATATTAATAGAAGCTTGAGGTACTTCTTGTGCTATTACACCTTGATATCTATTAGAATCATTAATATAATTAAACTCATAGATATTAATTCCAGAAGAAGATTGACCTATTAGTTCAATATTTTCTTTTAATCTTGCATCAGAGAAAAAAGGAGCAAGAGCACCTGCCGCACCAGCAATTTGACCAAATGGTGAAGTTCCACCAATAACTTGACCTACTGTACCAGAACGTTCTTCTCCATATGAACGTATTGGAGCACCTGTAAGAATACTTGATAAAAATCCAAGTTGTCCACTTTCATAGCCTTGTTTTTCTATAAAGTCACGATAATCTTCTAATAATTTTTGTTGTTGCACTGCTTGTTGTAGACCACCAAATTGAGATGCGGCTGCAGCTTCTTGAAGTCCTATTTGACCTAATTGTGCTTGTAACGCAGGAATAGCTTGTGCAGCTTGTAATTGACCTGATGCAGCTGAAGCACGATCTTGAGCAAATCGAGCGGCAGCATCTTGAAAAGCTTGTCCTTGTAATTGAGCTGTAATATCACCTGCTTTTTTTGCTGTTTCAGCTTGAAGTACAGCTTCTTGTACTCCTTGTCTAGTTCCACCAAAAGCACCTGATTGAACCGCTTGTGCTCTTTGTTGTTGTGAAGCTAAAGCAGATTGTTCTTGTAAATTTCGTATAGCGGCATTAGTAACTTGTTCCGTATAAGGATTCATATATTGCTGAGCCATTTGAGGAGTGAATTGCATAGAAGATATATTAGCTGCATTCGACACCATTTGTTGTGCTTGTGGTATTACTCCAGATGCACCAAATTGCCCTAAATTTGTTTGTGCTTGAGTAATTGCAGCGTTTTGTAATTGAGATAAATCAGCTATACGCTGTCCAGTATAAGCTTCAAAAGGTTGTTGACTTACTGTATTCGCTCTTTCAAATACAGATTGCTGTAAATCTTTAAAATACTGTGGAATATCATATTGTACTTGACCTTGACTAGGTGCTTGTACGACAGTTGTAGTTGGTTTAAATAAACTTCCCATTATAAGTTATCTCCATATGTTCCACCTAGATATTCAAAATTCTGCCGTATCATCCATTGATGTTTTCTATCTATATCGTATCCTTGTGTCATTTCAAGTATCAAAGGCATTTTCGTTATCTTAACGTATTCTTTAGCATATTCTAGCAATTTTTTTGCTATTCTACTATTCCTTTTTTTGTTATCTACATAGAACCAATTTACTCGATAAAACTTTTTATCGGTGTACCACATATCTCCTAAAACTAAAGCTATTGTTCCTATTATTTTATCGTCTTTTTCAGCCACAATAACGAAATGATTATATATAATATCGTGTATATATTCATCTCCTTTTCCTGTATTAGGCTTTCCTAAGTTTAAAGGCGATTCTTTGAGCCAATTAAGAAGTAAGTTTCTAATTGCTCTAACATCATCTAAAGTCGCTTTACGATAGTTAATCAAGTAGTCCTTTCGTTTTTAATGTTTCAATTAAAGTTCCTAGAATATTAGCGACATCAGCCAACGTAGCTGTTGATGCATCTAGAGTCTTTGTTGTTGTAACATTAGTAGTAGAAAAACCGGTACCAGCGGGTTGAGTAATCTCTAATAAATACTGTTCTAAATCAGTAACAGCTCGATTATAGATATCTAATACTTCATCATTAGACTTCATTAAAGGAATACTAGGTGGTCGTTTAAATGTCATTATCGTTTACCATCGGGTCGAGCATCCACTCGTAAAGTTCCGAATCTCCAATTATCATCAACACTTGAATTACTTTTTATTTGAACTGCTATTTGTCTACCTCTCGCTCTAGTATTAACTTCTCTCGTACTCGATGTAATATCAATTTCACCAGATTGAGTTTGAGTATCAGCAGGAAATTCTCTTGATAATAAATTCATTTTAACAGTTCCTTGAAGATTTTTAAAGTCAGGAATATATCCTCGAATAAACATAAAATCATCTCCGTCTGCTATATCAACATCTCCACTGGTAATATATGATTCCATTATCGCACCATTTTTAGTAGTACCCGTTTCATGTTCATAAATAAAACTACGACCGGGTGATAATCCATTTAAAGTTTGAGATGTTGCGGCAGTTGAATTAGCATAATATTCAGTTGCTTGCGGAACGGAATAAACGCCTTGATCTACCCAAGTACTTCTACTCATATTTCCAATATACCAAACATTTTCTTGATAATTAAATATAACGTACTTATCTATTTGAGTTGCGTTACTAGAACAATAAAACCAGATAACTTCATTAAATTCATTATTTTCTCCAGCGTACACTTGAGGATTTTGATCAGTATTAATATTATTAAACACATAACTTTTTACAGTACAAGGAAGTTCTTGAATAGAACCTCGATAAACCATAAATCGACCGTCAGACATCCAATATGCTGTATCGCCTATAACGACAGTAGAATTCATTCCTACTGCTCCACAATCAGTTCCTAATAATCTAAATCCAAAAGTATAAGGAGGACCAATAAATTGCATACTATGAAGTCCTTGATCAGTCCATACTAAAATTTCATTTCTTGTTTTCTTTGCTGATACAATTCTACTTCCTTCACCTAGTCTTTGAGAGCCTGCTGTATTAGTAGAAGTGGCTGCCCATTGAGTAAAATTTTCTTGATCAGACCAACGAATAAACATCGTGTCTTGAGTAGTAGGTGTTCCAATAGTTGTTTCTGTTCCAAAACATATTAAATGTCGATCAGGAGTAGAAACTAAACCTGTAATAGAAGCAGTGGGAGCATTGGTCACAAGTGTCATACGATTATTTGATAATCCAGCAGAAGTATCCCATACATATGTTCCACCATTCTTTTTCCAACCATATAAATCTTCACCAGCATTATCAAAACTCCACATTCCCATATCTAATGTAACGTTAGAAACTGAACGAGCAGTTCCCCAAGTTTCTGATCCCCATGTATAAGTACCCCAACCATATCCTAATGTTTGAGAAGCTGGTTCAATCGTTTCTTCAAAACTAGCATCACCATCTCCTGTAGTTGTAATACCTGCTCCTGATTCTGCAGACGGCATTTCAATATAAAAAGCATCTCCATTGGCGATAGCTTGAATTTCAAATTCACCAGTTTCAAAATCAGATACGGAATAAGAAGTACTAGCAGTTAGTCCTGATATATTTTCAAATATAACAAAATCACCTTCTACTGCTCCATGATTACTTACTTCTACAGTAACGTTAGAACTACCATTTGTAGTTGTAAACATGTTAGTTAATGAAGTATTAGCTTGCCTTATTGGTGTAATATCATAAAGATTACCACCATTATAAATATAAACTTTTTTATTAGTTCCAAGTCCAATATAACGATCTCCGTTTAAATCAAACCAAGATTTAATTCCTCGTACAGCACCGACCATGGCTGTATTTGCTATTTGAAGCCAGCCACCTATTTTTTCAGGAAGTCCAAATCGAAAACGAACTTTATCACAATCTACCCAATTTCCTTCCGCACCATATTCAGTATTTTCTTTATCGATACCAGATCTAAATTGAACTTTACTTATCATTTTTCAATAATCTCGCAGTTGTAATCATATTCGCTTTAACCATTTCATTACGAAAGCTTTCTATTGCAGCCCCAGCTTGATTTGTTTGTCTTGAATTTTCAATCATAAGTAGAGGCATCATGGCCATGGCACAACCGTACTCATCTACTTCTGCCCCTGTTTGAGGATGCGTTCCTTTTATTTGAATAAACCAAGCACAATCAAATTGTTTGCATTTTTTAAAACCGTTGAGAGGACAGTTATCTTTAACTTCAAGTTTCAAGGTTAATCTTTCGAAGCGATAATTAAATCGACATATTGAACGTCTAAATTAAAATTATCACTGAATGTGTGCGTGTGAGAACTACCTGCTAATGTTCCTGCAGTGTGAGTATGAGATCCTCCACCTCCTTGATAATCAGTGTAATATCTTCTCGCACCACCATCATTTCCTGTATTTCTCGTTCCTGCACTAACACTATCACCTGTACCAAATTCCACATGACCTCCTTCTAAGTGTCTATGTGAAGGTATTTGGCTTAGCGTTAAAGTAGTATCTCCGACACTTCCTGTAATAGTAACGGCAGTACTACCTGATGTACCGCTTACAGTTTGATTAGAATTAAAAGCATTGGTGAAGGAATTAGACCCCCCTGAACTCACGCTTCCTGTGACCACACGTAACGCTTTATTATTATGAGTTGTATCTTTCGTCCAACCAGTTGGTGCCGCTGTTTGTTGAAATAACATTTTCGTTCCAGAAGTAAATGGTTGAATACCTGTTAAAGATGATCCATCACCTGTGTAAGTAGTCGCATTAATAGTATTAGCACTTAACGTTCCTAAAGAATTAGCAAAAAGATCAACCATTTTTGTACCATTTTTATTGTACATAATAGTGTGTGAACTTTGAGTTACTGCAACTCCATTCGCAGAATGACCTGTTGGCGCGACTGTTAAAGTATAACTACCAGAAGTATTATTGTGAAATATATATTCTTTTTCTACAGCAGGAACAAACACATAAATATTACCAGTTAATGTTCCTGTAAATTCAATTACTTTATTAGCAGATTCATTAGTAGTTTCTACATCAGGATCACGATTAGCTTGAGTTAAAGTAACGTTAGAACTACCTGCAACGTTTTTAGATAAATAACCACCTACTGCGGCATCAATAACTTGTAAATTGTCGTTTGTATGATTTCCCCAAACACCAGCATTAGCGCCGGTTCCCATTAATTCTAATTTTAATCGATCTGAATATGTTGATGCCATTTTATGCCGCTATCTCCGTCCATGTGTTTGTACTCGAAGTATTTACGTTAGACCAACTACTGGTTACTGACGTATTTACATCAGTCCATGTATTATTAGCACCTGGTATAGATTGCCAAATAATAGGTGAACCTAAACTTATATTAGCAGAAAATCCAGAAATTGGAAGAATTTGTTCAGTTCTAACAGA